ACAAGTCGCAACATAGACACGATGCTATTGACGTTCAACGACACGCCCGCGCCCGTGGCAACGCTCCACGCGGGCACGGCGTACGCGGGTTGGTACCTGTCGCCGTCGGTGCTAGCGAATGATTGGCGGCCGTCGGGCCGATCCTCCCATTCTACGTAGCGGTTGTAATCGGCTTTGGTTTTCGGCCACACTTCGACCCAACGATGGTCGCCGTACGTGCCGACCGTGTTCGTAATGCGCGCAAAAACTAGGTCGGGGGTGTTCAACGTCGCCGCGTTCGGCGTGATGAGTAGCGGCCGCAACCTATCGACGGTGTCGCAAATTTCGTTCAAGTGTTCGAACGTAAGCCGCCCTAATTGTCCGCTAGTGAATCGGGGTAGCATGGTTCACCAATTCGTCGATATGGTCGCGAAATCCGCGGTGGAGGGGAACGGTTGACGCCAAAAAACCTTGCGCGCGCGGCGCGCGCCGTTCAATTCGGCACACGGGATTTTTCCGCTACCGTCGCGTTCGGGTACCTGTACCAAATGGTATTCGGAATCCTCGATAAACCGATGCGTAACGGTGAACAACGACACGCCCGCGCGGCGAATCTGTCCGCCTGTATAGAGAACCGTACCGATAGCGAACCCTTCCCAAAGCGCCGAATTACGCTTGCCGCGCGCGGCGCGCATATTCGCAATCATCGTCGGCAAGCCCGACACCTGTTGGATGGTTTCATTAATGACCAATTCCGAAGTGTACTTCAATCGCGATAGCGGCACCCCTTCTAGGTCGATTTGCGTACCGCCCGTGATTTGCGTGTTCGCGGGATTCGATAGCGTGCCGTTCGACGGATACGTGGGCGCCGAAATGTAGGTGTCCGCGAATGCCGCCGCGATATCCAACGTCCATTCAACGTAGCCGACTTCGGCGGGTTGTAGCGACGCCGCCGAAACTTGCGCGTTAGAATAGTTCCACGTAACCGTCCAAATGTCGGTATTCGGTTCGCGGGCAATCGCGTATGACTTCGCCCAAACGCCCGTTTCGTCGGGGAATACGTCACCCTTCGCGGGCAACGCATCGGGGCCGCTACTCACCAACCCCGATACGTTGTCACCTACGGCGATACCGAACCACGCGCGCACGTCGGCGGGCGTCTGCAACGACGACGGCGCCGTGTTGTCGTATACCTTGAATACGCGCGACGTCGAAACCTTGCCCGCGTCGTACGACCACGCGCGGCTTGCCATCTGTTCGATGCAAAAAAAGTTCGGCATTATTGAAACCCGATAGTAGAGATAGACGCGGCTACCTTTTCGGTCGCGTCGGCGGTTCGTTCCTGCACGCGGCGTTGAACTTCCGCGGGGTACGCGTCGAACGTGAACGCACCTAGCGCGGTATTAGCCGACGCGGTGCGGTTCGCGCCTTGCGATTCTGCGGCCGCGCGTTGTTCCTGTATGGTGGATAGTTCATCCTCTAATTTAAACCGTTCGCGCAACGCTTCGCGTTCGGCTTCGGTGGTCGCATCGCGTAGCGCCTTTTCCCGCGTCGCCGCGCGTTCGGCGCGCTCGCGTTGGTCGGCGATATTCTTCGCGGCTTCGGTGTTGCCGTCGGCGGCGGCTTTCTCTTCCATGATGCGTAGCCGCAACAACCGTACGTCCAATTGCGCCGCCTCAATTCGCGCGGCGTTTTGTTCGGCGAGTTTCTGCGCGGCTTCGGCTTCTTGCTTCGCCTTTTCCGCCGCGGCTTCTCGCTCTTTCTGCGCGGCTTCGCGGATGGTACGTAGTCGCGTTTCTAGTTCAATTTCGGCCGCGCGTTGTTTCTCGCGGTTCAATTCAAGTAACGCGTTTAGTTCTAGGTCGGAAATGCCCTCCGCCATTCGGAACGCTAGTTCTGTGTCCTGTTCATCCTTGACGCGTGCGGCTTCCGCGCGTACGGCCGCCTCTTCATCGCCACGCGCGCGCGTGCGTGCGATTTCGTTGGTAACTTCTAGGCGCTCGCGTTCGCGCATAAGCGCGGTAGTAGCGTTCGCCGCGGCTTGCGCCTCTTTCTCGCGTTCACCCGCGATACGCCGCCCCGTGTCGCGTGCGGCGTTTTGCTTCGCTAGTAGGTCGTCGGCCGCCTTATCCGCGGCGCCAAACGTCGCGTCGTAAATGGCGCTACCTAGATCGGCGAAGGCGCCGACGAACGGTATCGTTTTTAGCCCGTCTAGAATCGCGTCGGGTATGGCCTTATCCGAACGCAACACGCTAGCGGCCGCCTTTGCAAGCCCCGCCGCCATCATCGGCCCCGCAATGGTGCCGACGACGCCCTTTGCCTGTTCGGAAAACTTCCCGCCGAAATCGTAGCCTAGTTTAGCGCCCTGTTGAGTAGCGATAGGCTTCGCGGCTTGCAAGCCCTTTTCTAGGCCGTCAAGTTTTGCGGTAATGTCTATGAATACTTCACCGCCTTTTTCGGCCATAGCGCTCCACCTATCGGTTTTGAGATTCGACCCACGCCCGCGTATTCATCGGGCTAGACGTGCGTATCAATTCGCCCCGCGCGGCTAGTTCTAGATACGCGGTGAATTCTCCAACAGGCAACGCTAGCGGGTCGGCGATATTCGCCACGGTAGACACTAGGAACGCTTCCCCTATCCAATCGCGCGCGCGTTCGCGTCGGGGTTCAACCGCGAACGGCGTACCCATTTTCCCGCGTCGTTGTCCCATTCGAACCCGATGACTTGCAACGCGAGTTCCACCAACGCATCGGGCGCGATTCCGTCCAACATGGATTCGGCGCGGTCGGCGCCGACCGATTCGGTTAGCACGCGGCACGCGCCGTCGAACGTGAAACACGAACGCACTAACGACGTAGCAAGCCGCGAATCCTCGCGGGCCGTGCGTGCGCGTCGGATTGTTTCGTCGGCGTCCAATCCTAGCGCGCGGCAATCGGCGATAGCGTCGGCCGCGGCGCGTTCGGCTAACGCTGTTTGCATCGTGCAGACTTGACGAACGGACAACGGCGGGAACCTACGTTCCACGCCGTCTACGATTGCGACCGCGTCGCCGATCATTGGTTGCCCCTCTTCGCTAGTAGTGCGCGCAATTGGGTTTCGTAGTCGCCATCTGTGACGCGAACGTGTTCGGCGGCACGCACCACGCGAACATCGGTAACGGTGCGAATGTCGATTTTCCCCGCGCGAATTGCACGACCAACGGCGCATTCTTCCGACACCGTGCTAGGCGCTACGCGGAATTTCGACACGATGCCGCCCGAATGCGTTACCGACACTATCCAATCGGTGTCGCTAGGTTGTATTAGCGGGTTCATCGCGACGCACTATAGCGCGTCAAGCCGTCGTCCAAACCACGGTCGGCCCGTTCGTGTCGTTCATACCGAAATTCACGGTAAGGGTGCTATCCCCATTCTTATCGACGGAGAACGCGTACGCGCTGAACACCGCGTCGAATTGCAAAATCACGGCATTGGTAACGCTTGTAGCCGTTGACGTTCCACCCGTCAGAGATAGCGTAAGGCTACCGCCAGGTTGCGACGGTAGCACGTTAGACGTGATGGTACCGAACGGCGTACCCGTGTCGCGCGTCGGAGTACCCGCAAGCGTGCCCGTAATGTCGGTAACACCCAACCGACGAACGGCGCCGCTATGCGCGAAACCCGTTAGCACGGATTCCGTATACGCGATGTTTGCAGCGTACGTACGCACGTTCATGCTGAAATTGGTCGTAGGAAAGGCCACGTTGCCGTCGTTGCCGACAATGAATGAGGTAGGCATTTTGTTATCCCTTCACGAACCCAACGATTTCGTATACGTCGGAAGTTGTCCACACATCATCGGCGAAAACGGGCACGCCCCGTTGCCGTAGGTATACCACCGCGCGCGCGTAGCCCGTGGCGGTTAGTTCCGCTCCGTCTAATAGCAATTTCAATCGCGCACTACCCGTCGGGCCGTAATAGCATTGGTTCGACGGTTCGAAAATCGAAAACGTGACGTTCACCGTATCCAACGTGGAATCGAACGCGCGTTCGTATCGGTTTTGAGCGCCCGTATAGACGCACAACGGCAACGAATCATCCCCCGCGGCGCTGTCAAGATAGACGCGACCGCTAAAGAGCGCCGCGAATCCCGAACCCGTGCCCGAGGTCGCGATTTTCGTACGCAACGCGTCTAGTAGATTATGCACGCGGCGGCCCTCCGAAATGACGGCGGAGCGCGGTAGCCATTATTGGTTCGAATAGGTCGCGCGTCATAGCCATAGTAGGTTCGACGTACGGGCGCGGCTTGACGCGACCCCAACCGCGGTCGATTCGCGCATACTTCAACGCGCTACCGAATCGGTAGCCGATTACGTTCCCGTTGCTTATCACCGTTAGCAACGCTTGCCGCGCTTCCGCGGGTACGGGTCGGCGCTTGCGTCGCGACGGCACAAACGTATCCGAACCCTTCGGGAACGCTACGCCGCCCGTTCCACCCTGCAATCCGCGGCCGACTTGCCACGACCTACGCAACGCGCCCGTATCGGGTGCGGGTGGTTGACCGCTACGCGATGCGCGGTGGAATCCACGTTCACGGAAGTTACGCCCGTTTTTCTTTCCCTTGCCAACACGGTAGACAAGCCCGCCGCCTTGCTTCGATAGCGTTTCGCGCATCGCGCGCGACACCGTCAAAAGGTACGCGTTCACGCCCTCTTGCACGGCGCGGCGTAGTTTCATCTGCACGTGTGGATCGGGTACGAACGTCATAGGTTCACCCCTCGACAAATGGAAAGGTTAGCCCGTTGACGCGGTCGGCTTCGACGATTGTATGGCAATTAGCCGCGGCGCTAGGTCGCAGAATCGGAATACGCACCGACCGTACCGTGTATTGTCCATCGGTAGCCACCAAAAAACCATCGGTGTCGAAAGATTGTTGCCCCGCAAAGTAGAACGTAGCGCCTACGCGCATACGCGGCGCGCCCGCGAAATCCGTATCGGCCGCCGACCGCGGTTGGACGAACGCGGCAAGTTGCGCGGTAAGTGTGTAGCCGTTCGTTACCGAACCGTTGGCGGCTATCGACGCGGTCGGCGTCCACACGTCTACCGTTACGCCGTGTTGCGCGATGAGGCTAGATACGCTCATTTGTAGTACCGCCTATACGGTGCAATGAGCGCGCGCGCTTCGGCGTCCATCGAATCGGCGCCGCCTAGCGAATACGAATAATCGCCGAACGACTCCGACGCTAGCGCGGTGTCGCGCTTGCGGCCGTTGTAGATTCGGCTAGCGATTAGGTGGCACGCGTGGACAATGTCGGGCGGAATCGTTTCGTACCCGCCGTCGTAATCGACTAGCACCGACACGGGCGCCGTAGGCCACCCGTCGCCGTTGTCGTCGTCGTAGCCGCTACGACCAAAGTAGAGAATTCCGCGCGGTAGGTCGCCCGTTATGTCCATTTGCGCTTGATCGGCGAAGGTAACGGTAGCGACGCTGTCTTTCAGGTCGCGGCCTACTAGCCGATTGATTCGGTATACCGAACAATTCACCGATGCCGACGCGGCGAAACCCGTAGTAGCGGTAATCTGCGCGGCGAGCGCGTTCGACGACTTATGGTTCGCGAAATTGATATCGGTTTGGGTTTCGTTGCCCGTTGAATCCGTGCGGGTTAGAGTAAGTTTTGTTTCTCTAACCGTGATAGTGGCCGAAATGTCGCTAGCGACCGTGCTACGTACCGTCATGCACGCAAGCGAACCAAAGCCCACGTAGTGAACGTGCCCCACGGGCGGATTGTGAACGACGAGCCCGCTATCGCCACGCGCTGTCGTCCATTCGTAGAAACGACGTTGGACGAATTTACGGTCGGCGTACGCTTCGATTGCGTAACTAGCGCGGTCGATTGCCGACTCCAACACCGCGTCGTCCGTGGCGTAGGTAATCCCCATATAGGATTTCAACGCGGCGAGGGTGGTAAGTGCGTAGGTATCAACGGCCATTGGTTGTTCCGTTCATCGGCACGCGTAGCCGCCTCATTTCGCCCGCGGCGGCCGTCCGCGCTTGCGTGTGGTGTCGGTAGGGGTTTCGACGTCGGCGGGCGCCACGGGCGATTCCCGCGGGGTTACGGCGGTCGTGGATTGCGTCACGAATTCCAACACGCCGCGGCGCTGCAATTGAACCGCAAGCGCGGGCGACACGGCGACAAGCGCGCCGCGCCGCGCGCCCGCCCACGGTTGCAACGCTATGCAAATTACGTTGGTGGTAGTGTCCAATCGGGTTTCCCGTTCGTGTGGTAGTCGTGCATAAATTGGTGGACGCAATTCAAGTTCCTATCGGGCCATGACGCGACGACTTGTAGGTGGCCGACGCGTACTTGCGGCGTGGTCGAAATCTTCCAACCCGCGGCGCGCGCCTTCTTCCAAAAGTAAACGTCGTCGTCTACGCGGTCGTTGCCCCAATCGCCCTTTGCGCCCGCCTCACCGACAAACCACGGCATCGGGAATTCGCGTAGGCGGTCGCACCGAATCAACGTAAGCCCGAAATGCCCGTGCAGCACGGGCCAATGATCGTCGGCGAGTCGTTCTACCGCTAGTTCCGAAACGGGTAGCCCCATGCCGTCGTCGATTTTCGCAAGCAATTGGTTTCGGTCGCGCCCAATCTGCAAGGGGCACAAAATGTCAAGGTCGTGCGCGTCGGCGATGTCTCGCAACATACATACGTCGTGCGCGTCGAAAATCGTGTCGTAATCAATCGCTAGAACGTACTTATGCTGTCCGCCTTCCGCGATCTGTTGGAACAATCGTTGCAAGCATTGCCCCCAAAAGACACCAATCGACCGAACGAACGGAATATGCAACGGCCCTAACGCGGTATAGCAACACCCCATGTTTTCCGTCCACGCTAGCCGCGGCATACTCATCACCGCGTGCATATCGGGGAGCGGGCGAACGGGGACGCGGCGCAACACGCCCGCGGCGCGCTTGACGGCGCGAATGTTCAACGACACGGGCAACGACGAACACGAATTTGAGTCGCCCGCCCAATCTCCGACGACTTCGAAGCCCGCCGACGCTAGCGCGTCGGTGAGTTTCTGTCGGTTGAATATCGCGGCGTGGAAATCGTTGGCGTCCGTCTGTCCGCCCATTATGTATTGCTCGACAGGCCACGCGACGCCGCGCGCGTACGCGTCCACGCATCTATCGAAATCGGGCACCGCTACTAGCAACGTACCGCCAACGCGTAGCGCGCGATTCCATTCCCGCAACACGGCGAGCGTTTCGCGGTGCGGGATATGTTCTAGAACGTGGCTAGCCTTGACGACTTCTAGCGAACCGTCGGCGATTCCGACTAGCGCGCGCGCGTCGCGGCCCTGCGCGATGTCCCACGGTTCAAAGCCCGCGGTACAACGATCCATACAACCGATGTCGATTTTCGTGATTGTCATAAGACATAGCGACGGCTTTCGCCGCCGCTATGCGTAGCCTACTAACGGCTCCGACGCCCGTTGGCTATGGCGATTCTATCACCGTTCGGGCGACCGTACCCAAATGGTAGCGCCAACATCGTCTACCGCCTTTCGACCCATTGCAGGGCGCGCTAGGTTGGCGGTTGAAATGATGTTTGACGACGCGCTAGGGGTGCAAGTAAAGAGTAGATACCGACGGTAGCCCGCGGTATCAATATCGAACACGCAATAGGGGTTGTTCGTACCCGCGGCTTGCGCGGGGATTGTGTAATCGGTTCCGCCTGTCAACCCGCACGCGACAAACGCGGTAGCGTCGGTCGTGTCGCCGTGTTCAATTTTGAACGTAGTCGGCGCGTGCGTTGTTGACTTGAATACGGCGACGCGTACCGAATCAAATCCCTTTGTATCTACCGTGGCGGTTGCGGTTTGACTTGTAGACGTGGTACCCAATGTAAGTAGCACGGTTTTCGTGTTGCTGTTGTGTTGCATTGTGGCCTTTCAACACTACGGGGCGCGGGCTTGCACCCACGCCCCGTAGCAAGGTAGGAAGAGACAGGAACGAATTAGCGGCTAGGAACCGTAACCCAATTCGCCGCCGACAGGTCGGTGGCGCTGTCGATACCCGTCAACGGTCGGCCTAGTTCCGCGATAGCGACGACGTTCGACGTAGCCGCGGATGCGCCCGTGTAGGTGAACCGAAGGTAGCGACGTAGCCCCGCTGTCACGATGTCGAACACGGCCGACGGGTTCGTGGTCGTCGCGGTACTAGCGGCGGCGGTGAAATCGGTACCCGCTGTCGCGTTGATTGTTGCGAACGTCGTAGCGTCGGTGGTGTCGGAGTGTTCCACCTTCAACACGGCGGGCGCGTTGGTGATGGAACTAAACACCGCGATGCGGCACGAATCGAAGCCGCGCGTATCGACGTTGGCGGTGGTCGTTGCGTTCGTTGCCAACGATGCGCCGTTGACTAGTAGAACGGTTTTTTGGTTGGATACTTCAATCATGGTTGGTTTCCCTTCCTATCAACGGGTGAGCATGACGACGGCGCCCGCGGCGGTAGTGTCGCCGCAAGAATGGCAATTGATGTCGATTCGTTGGGTGCCACGGATTACGATTTCGTCCTGTTCGAACGCGTTTAGCGCGCTATCGGATGTCTTGATCGTGACGCTACGACGGTCGCCGAACCCGACGGCTTGCGTAAGGTCGCCGAAGTACGCCAACACGGCGCCGTCGGTGCCCGAACCAATGGTGCCCGACATGGCTTGCGAGAACACGACGGGGTAGCCGAAGAATCGCGGAGCGATTCCGTTTTGCATTTCTGCGGCGGACACGCCCCCCGCACCCATCGCGACGCGTTCGAACATCGCGTGGAAAACCGACTTGTGACAGTAGATTTTCGTATTCGGGGTCTGCGCGTACGCGGGGAGTAGTGCCATCATGCCGTGAATGTCGGCTTGAAGGTCTGCAACCGTGACGCTTGCCAATGCACCCGTACCGATGCCCGAATCCGACGTTCCCGCGCTACCGATTGCGTTCGCGAGTCCGACGATGCCGCCGAACGTGCTAGTACCGTCGCCGTTGAACCCCGCCTGATCTTCGCGCAACGCGAATTCGTAGGCGATTTCGCCCGCGACGTTGTCGGCGATGTTGACAATCGCATCCTCTGCAAGTTCCGACGACGTCGTGGTGAGCGCAAAGAGTTTCTTCGCCTGTAGCATCACGTTGTCGAAGGTTTGCGTAGATTCGGTCGCCGCCTTTGTCTCGCCGACCCAATACGACGTAAGGGTGCCCGTACGTCGTGGAATGTAGATCACGTCGCGCGACATCGGCCAAACCTTCGCGTTGGCGCGGAAGACGCCGAATTGTTCGCGAAGCGAAATGAGCGTGTCGGAAAATTCGTCGGGAACTAGGAAGCCGCCCGCGCTGTTGTTGCCTTCGGAATGCGCCTTGACGGTAAGCCCGTTACGCGCGCACCAATCCGCCGATTTCGTGTGGTTGCACGCGGCGAAGAGGAAGCGACCGAATCGGTAGGCTTCGCGGTTGTCGCTGAAATTCTTCAACCGACCGCCGCGGAACTTCGGCGCGTCGTCGTCGCCACCCGTCACAATCGCGCGACGTGCAGCGGGTGCGGCGTCGGCGATTGCCGCGCGGATTTCTGCGCGGACAGACTTCGCCACGGCGGCGGTGTCCGCCTTCTCTTCGGGCTTTGCCATGTCGGTTTCGACTTCGGCGGGCGCGGCGGCGGGTGCCACCATCACGTCGATATTCGCGGGGTCAATCGGTGCGCCCGATTCGTCCACGATCATGCAATCTTGCAACATGAGCGCTTTCGTGTGCGCCACGCCACGTTCGCCGTGTTGTGCGGCGGCGTTCTTTAGTGCGGTGGTGAATTCTGAAATTTTGAGTGTACGCATATCGGTAATCCCTTCGGTGTTGCGTCTAGTTCTAGGCTACGCGTCTAGGCACATTGCCGCCCGTTCGTAGCCGCCACGTCAACGCAACGCGCCGCGCGCGCGCGCCAATTCGCGACGCACTACGGCGGTAGTGTCCATCGGTTGAACCCGCGCCGCGCTTGCGGCGTCGGCCCACGTACGCGCGGGCACGGGCACGACAATTTGTACGCGCCGCGGTTCGACGTAATCCAACCAACGCGCGGCCGCGGCGGCGTCTACGGCGCCCTTGCGTACGGCGCTTATCAACGCTTGCGGATTGCATTGGAGCGGCGCCACGGAAATTTCCATAAGGCGCCATTTGTTGTAGACAGTATGCACGGCGTCGCCGTAACGCTTGCGGTCGTCAACGGTCGCGCGGCGCGTGCCGCCCTGTTCGGGTACGTAGCCAATGCTTACGCCCTTTACGACCCCTTGCCCAATCACGGCGCGCACGAAATCGGGGAAGAATTCGCCGACGTAATCCGCGGGCCGTTCGGCCAATTGGAATTCGCCCACGATGCTATCGGGGTTGCGTTGCAACGCGACGCAACGGCCGACGGGTAGCGTTAGGTCGTGATTCCAAAACAGCACGGGGTTGGATTCGTACTCCGTGCTATTCATACCTTGCGGGATTACCACCTCGCCGTCGCGGTCGATTGCGGCGGTTGTAACGGTCGCGGTGAATCCGCCCGCGCTAGGTACCAATTCGGCTTTGAGTTTCTTACGTTGCATGGTCATACCTTCCGCGCGCGTGCGCGTCGTTCGGCTTCCGCCGCAATGTTTTCGTAATCGTCTACCAACGTCGGTTGCATCGCGCATCGGCAATTCGGGTGCAGCGGCGGCGCCGAAATCTCTTCATAGTCGAGTTTCATTTTCCCGCCGTCGGCGCCCGTCAACGTGTCGCCCTTCGCGTAGAACGAATCCTCTAGGCCGACGCCCTTTTCGGTAAACCTCTTCGCGACGGCTTCGCAGAATTCGCACGGGTCGGGCGCAAGTATCCAACGCTTGCCCGACACTAGCCCCGTGGATTTCCACGCGTCGGTTTCGGCGGTAGCCGCCGCGCGCGCGGCTTCGGTGCGTGCAATCATCGTTGCACGGCGGCGCGTCGCGCGCACGTCGTCGCCCTCGCCACGTGCCCATTCTTGCACACGTTCGGCGAGTTCATCGGTGTTTTCACCTAACGACATCCCCTCCCCGAACATATCGCGCAAGCGTTCGACGGTATAGCCGTTGATTGAATCGGCCGCACGCGACGCCAACCGAACGCTACCGCGTTCGACGTACTCCGCTAGTTCTTTGCTACTCCAACCCAATTCGGCGACGGCCGTAGACGTCGCGAGTTTCGACAGGTTGGCAAATCCGATATCGGCGCCGTGCTGCAACGAACGACGAATGTATGGCGCTAGCGCGTCCACCAATTCGCGATGCCACGCGCCGCGCTCCAACACGCCCACGGCGCGCGCGACCGTTTCGGGCGTCGCGTCGCCCTCGCGTTTGATTGCGGCGACGACGGCGCGCACTTGCGCGGCAAACACGGCGTCTACCCCTTTTAGGAAGCCCGCCAACAATTCGTCGTCTACTAGTTCACCCGTACCCGCGGCTTTCGTGATTCGGTCGGCGTCGGTTAGCCAAAGGTCGGAATGCTTGACGGCGTGCGCGTCGGTGCCGCAACACGCGCACGACTTCGCGCGCGACTTCTCGCCGCGTTCGCGGTCGAATTCGTCGCGCTTTCGTTTCGCCCACGTCCACCCTTCATCGCCGCCCCAACCGTGCCACGCTTGCCACCCCTTGCCCTGTTCGTCCCACGTCGCGCCCTGTTTGTCGGATTCGTGGCGTTCGAAGTATGCAACCATCCGCCTTACGGTGTCCTCCGACACGGCGACGCGGTTCGCTAGGTCGCGGGCGCGCGCGATGCCCGTAGCCGTCATGCCGCGTTGGCTAGGCGGCTTCGATTCGCGTACTTCAAGCGCGCGCCGCGCGTTGTCGGCCACGGCTTGCGGCGGCACCGTGTCGATGTCTTGAAGCGCCTTTGATTCGCCGCACATTTCGTACGCGATAGCGGCGGCTTGCGATTCGTCGTAGCCTTCCGCTAGTAGCGTCGGAATCTTCGCGGCGACGCAATCGGAAAGCGCCGACTTTGTGGCGGTGGTTGGTGCGGCCGACGGTGCCACGGCGTCGGCCGACGTCGCGACAGGCGGCGCGGGTGGCGTGATTGCCGCGGTTTGTGGCGGCGTCGCGTCTAGTGCCATTGGAGCGGGCGCCGCGGCCCCTAGCGGTTGCCCGTTTACCAACAGGCGGTCGGCCATTGGGTCGTCGGTACGTTCCAATCCGTAGCGTTCGCGCGCCTCATTCGGGGTAAGCCAACCACCCGATACCGCGACTTGCGTTTCGGTCAAATCCTGTTGGCGGTTCAACGGTACAGGGTCGTCATAGGCTAGCACCGCGTCGCCTTCTAGGCCGAACATCGGCAATAGCCGTTGGTTCAAAGTTTCTTCATCCATTCGGCATAGCGGTAGTACGGTCATTTCACGCCACGACGCGAACCCGATAGACGCGCCCGCTAGGTTCGGGTCGTTCGCCTTCAACATGGATACGGGCACGCCGAACACCGCGGCGATTTCCTCCACGACGTCGTCGCGCCCCGTGAGATCCTTCGGCGGGAACGCTAGCGGCTTCACGTCGATTTCCGCGGTAGATACCATGAAATTCCCGCGGTTACGCGGCCCGCGGAATTTCTGCTTTATGGCGCGCTCTACGCGTTCCAATTCATCGCCCGACGCGTTCCCCTTGATAGTCAACAGGTAGTCGGGGCGGCCGTTGTTTTGGAACATCGCCAAATCCATTGAATGTAGCGCGGCGTTGGCATTCGCGGCACCCCATGCGGCTTCGAGTTTCCCCATGCCGTAGAACAGGTCGCGCGGGTTCGGCCGTCGGAAATGGATAACCTCATCCGCGGGGAAGTTCTGTTTTGATTCGCTACCCTTGCCGTAGCGATAGCCGCTAATGAATTCTACGGGGTCGGGGATTACTTCCGTCCATTGTGGCGGCATCGGCCACAATTCCGTCGGCGTGCCGAACGCGTCGGTAATCACGTGCAGATAAGCGTTACCCGTCAATTCTTGCCACACGACACGCAACACCGTTGCGTCGTATCCGTTGAACCACGGGTTAGCCGTAGACAACAGGCGCAACAACGGGTGGTCGTCCGTAACCTCTTCGAAATCGTCGCCTAGTTCCGCGGCTTTCCGCATCACAACCGCCGACGGTTGGTGCGCGGTGTCGCCGCGCAAGCGCGCGACAGACTTACGCGACGCGGCGCGCGTATTCCACAATTGCCGCGTGGCGTTGTCGCCGCGCACGTATAGCCGTAGTGGAGTAGACGCAACCGCGTTTGCGTTGATTGACGCCGCCGCGTAAATCCACGAATTGTAGTAGGCCACCGCGGCTTTGTGGTCGAACGGCGCCGCGCGCCCTTCGCCCGTTCGCATTTCGAAACTTCGGGTGGATGCGCTAATCCACGCGCGTGGGTCGGCGGCTTTTACAATGGCGCGTAGTAAGTTCATAGGTCAAATTACCTTGAATAAAAACGGCTTATGTCGCCGCCGTGCGGCGAGCGCAAGCGCAAGCGCGCACACGCCGTCGTCGTGCCCCGATTGGGCTTCATACGTAACCCTACCCGCGTTATATCGGAAACCGAAGGAATCCAATTCGGCGCGCAACCAACCGTCGGGGTAGCGAACCTCGCGAGATTGAATCGCGGCGGATAGCCCCTCCATTATCTGTTGCTTGCTTGCGTTCGTGAATTTGAACCCTTCCGCGTTGCGGCACGCGCGGCATATGTCTTCCGTGATTGGGTCGCCTACCCCTGTTGAGTCGATATACGCCGTCGTATTCGCAACGATGCGCGCGACGCGTTCGCGTGTCGCGCCCCAATCCGATTGCCAACGCTCCAACACGCACACGGCGCCCGACGAATCGACGCCACAACAGACCGTCCAATCGTGCGATTTCGCTAGGTCAACGCCGAACGCGACAGGCGCGGCCGTCGATAGCGGCGCGACACACGCGCGGATTGCGTCGCCGCCGAAAGGGTTGCTACCGTCGTCGGTTGGTTCGGCTAGGTATAACTCGCGAAAGACATTGTCGGGAAGAAT